TGGTGTATTGAAAGGACCTTTATTTGAGTACCCAATCACTAGTCGAATCGTTTCAGCAGGAATGTTAATAAGTTGTGACTTATCAAATTCTAATCTGTAAACTCCACTTGACTTAAATTGTTGAATATTCGCTGGTAAAGCCATTTTATATAAGTTTTTTTTATTTTAATTATATATCTCCTAACTACAAATTTTTATTCTAGTCAACGATATCATAAATATTAAAAGAATCCCCAGATAAATTTCCGCTTATCTCGAGAGTTTCTTCTATTTTCTCTTTATATATTCCTTCTATGTAGTCGAAAAGTTCTTCCACTGTTTCAGAATAATCTACTGTATCAAAAAAGCTAGTAGCATTAACTACAGTCATCATCAAATCATCATTACCTGTTTGTGCGGAATATGTGCCATTTTCATTCCTAGAAAACATGGCAGCTTCCATAATAGTATTACTATCTTTAAGAATAACTCGATTAGTTCTAATATAATTTTTTACCTTTGTTGTTAGGATTCGTTTATTATCTTTATTTATCCTAATACCTGGTTTTTTAATTTTACTTCCAACTCGATGGTGATATCTTACTAATGTCTCTTCATCAAAATCATTTCGAGTAGGATATAGATGTATAAGATTATTTATTATTTCTTGACCAAATGCATTATATTCAATTATATTTCTCAGATTCTCTTGATTGAAGATATTTACGACCAATTCATATAAGATCATGCTAAAATCTTTCAAAGAATGTATATTAGATCTGAATACACCAATTTGTTCTAATTTAAAGAAGTCAGTAATATCACTTGGTGAAATTAGATCACGATGATATTTAATCTCCATTGGTAAAACCTTGAATATATTGATTATTGAATAATCTTTGCCAACACCTTCAGCTAAGTCTATTGAAAATAAATAAAAATCTTGATTTCCATCTAACATATCGGGATCTACAGATGGATCCCATCTTAGGCATGAATAATCTATACCTAAGTCATCTAATGCATCGAATTCTCTAAATACAAATTCTATTTCCGTCCTTTTTATCTTTTTCATTTCGACTGAACTTAATAGTAAAGATGATGCAGATAAGAATTGATTGCCATATTGTTGGTTAAAGGCTTCAATAGATCCTAAGTTTGCAATCTCTTGTTTTTTCCAATCTTCATCTCTATCCGGAACTTGCCACCAATCCACACGATATGGTGTATATTCATTTATACCATCCACTGCTCCTTGATAGATTTCATGGAACTTATTATATCCATTAGGGGTAGAAGTTATGATAACTCTGGATATCTTAGATGAGGATAGTGTTGGGTACACATTCTCATAGAAAGGATTGATTATACTATGCATAATATTAGCAAATTCATCTAAGTATAATAAATGTATTGTAAATGATATACCACCAGTCTTTGTTGTATTCTGACCAATCACTCTACAACCATTATCAAATCGTAATTCCATAACATCCTTCTTTAAAATTCCTGGTTTCAAAAAGAATGGAAGATTCTCGTATAAGTGCTTAGTCTTCATTAGTATCTCTTTAGTCGTGGCACCTTTATTGGACATAATCATAGCATTCTTGTCAAAATTGAATAAAGAATACCAAGCAATAAAAATACCGGAACAAATAGTTTTACCTATTTGTCGAGATGCTAAACATACATTCCATCTATTATCTTGAAATTGTGATAGCATTTCAGCTTGATAATCATATAATGTTATTTTTCTAACACCATCATCCGTCATTGCATGACAATATGTATTAGCAAAATACACGATATCGGTTGCGCATCTTTTAATTTCTTCTATTTCTTCTTTGGAATAATCATAAACCGTGTTTCCTTTTCGGTAGTTTATGTCACTTTCATAAAATGGAGCATGAGGTACTTGATAACCTAATTCCATGGCTTCTATTGCTTTCTGTACTTTTGCAGAATCCCATACTATTCTGTTGCTTTCATCATCTGCTGGATCTTCAAATTTCTTTACTATATTATTTTCCATCCTTTTCTTCGTTATCAAACTCTATATTCTCGGTATTTATTTCTTCTTGAATATCTTTCATAAAATCCCGATTTCCCCTTGCTGTTATTTGATTTTCTTTTTTACTTTGTGTTATAGTTGTTGTATTACTATAAATATCTATATCATGTTTTAATTTTTTAGCATTCTCTTCAGCAGCCATTATATGCAATGTAGTATGTTTATTAATCTCTAACATTGTCTTTTGCAATCCACCTAATACCTCAAACATCCTAGGAGACAATTCTCCAGTTTCAATTGTTCTCATTAAGATTTCAATCGAATGTTGCATTTGTTGCATTTGATTAAGTAAAGTTGTTAATTGCATTGTCTCAACTTTTTGCTTCATTCGAACATATTCATTTTGTTCGATGATTTCTTCACTCAAATATAATTTCATTACCGTATCCATCATCTTCTGTGCATTTTTAACTGCAGCTACTTTTGCAGTATCATATTCAAATGCTTGAACATTATGGAAAGATGGTAAATCACCTTCTTGGACTATAGGTAATTGTGTACCTTCATCTAATAAATCTTTTATAGATTCTCTAGCTTCTTTTTTATTTTGTGACATATATAAGTTTTAAATTAACGTCCTGATTCTCTAGTCATTCTTAGTGGAGGTAATGCATTGTCAATCATTTCCGCATATTGATTATCTCTCACAGTATATCTATTCAACATTAATGGTTGGTTTTCTTCATTGATTAATTCTGTTAAAATTCTAAAATTGGTTAATTCTATTGGAGCTCCAACTAATTCATAATAAATTCCAGGATTAATTTCTTGTTTTGTATGTGGTTGAGTTTCACCAAATAACATTTTTAATTGAGTTGTTTGCTGAGTATACGCTGGTTTAGTAGCATCAAATTCCATTTCCCACACATTAACATTAGCAGTACCATAATTATTAGAAATAGTAACTACAAATGCAAACCATTTCCTTTCTAATTGTAATTGTTTTTGATTAAATTGTCGAGCATTTACTATTAAATTTGGAAATGCTTGGTCTGGCCAAGGTTCTAAATAATTAGTATCAAATTGATGAGATGTAGAATTAATGATTACTTCCATTCCTTTCGTTACATAAATATCATCGCCTTCAGTATCTCCATATTGCAAATTAAATTTAATTCCTTGATTTGCAGCAGTAACTCCTGTGATAGGATCAGGTTCTCCTTCAACTAATCCATCAAATAATGTATCATATCGTAAACCATGGTATGGACTACCAACAGGATACTCATTAACAATTGTTTTTAATTCTGGATTAACAAATGATTTTCTATTAGCTTGCATCCAAAAAGTATAGACTCTATCTTCATCTTCTGGTATATTAACAAGAGTCTTATACCTTACGCCTAACGCGTTATATTCTATTGTATTCAAATCATAGGCATATTTAGCAACAATCGTAAAATAATTATTAATATCATGTTGTTTAATATCCAAATTTTCATTAATATGACTTCTAACAAAATCCCAATCTCCAATATTAATTGTATTGTATTGTAAAGGTTTTGTTATTTGTGTAAATTCTTTCTCATCTTCTGCTTTAAAAAGATCATCAAAACTTTCAGTTAATTCATCTGTTAGTTGAGCAGCTGTACTACCAGCCGGTCTCATTACATTTTCTTTATCTTGCCATTTGAATAATGTTACTTTGTAATATGTTCCATGACGCATAAAATCTTTAAATAAATATGCTGATTGAATTTCATAAAGTCTATTTTCCAATGGGAAATAAAGATAGTCTCGTTCTTCCGGTCTAACACAATATCCAAATGCTCTTTCAAAATCTTCTTTTACAATTTGAACTTCAAATGGTGATTCAAAATCCATATCAAATGGAGTAAATTGAATTGCATTATCTGGAAATTCATTATCTGGTACTACAATTCTAACATTTTTAACATCAGTAACATTATACAATGAATATTCTTTTAAAATAAAATCTTTAGATCGTTGATCTGCAGTTGTTTTAAAATAACATACCTGATGACCAAAAATTTCACTCACCGTGAGTGAGAGCTGATCATATAATGCAATAGCTGTACCCATTAATGGATATGGTCTAAATAAATTATCTCCACAATCTATTTTGATTCCACTATAATTTCCACCATATGGACATACTGTAGCAGCTGGAGGACTATATGGAGATTCTGTTTGAACCATATCAAGTTCAATAGTTATATTGGTTAATGATAATGGTAATGGAATTGGAGGTTGAGGTTGTGAAACTCTAATAAACTTAAATTCTAAATTAATATCTGTTCCGCTAGGAAAGTCCATAGTCGGAAAAGTCTTGTTTCCTGTATTAACATCAACTGGTAATAATATCCATGGTGACCATGTTAAATTATTAGTAGACCATCTAATACTTGTTATTAAATAATCATTTGAGGATGGAAGTGGAGAAGTAGTTTCTGAATACGATGTAAATTTATCTACAGACCCAAAAGAACTATTGAATTGAATCAATAGCGAGTCTCCATCCTTATACGTGATGTTATTATTAGTAAAGTCTATGTTTATTGACTTTTGAATGATAGCCATTATAGAATAATTTGTTTATTTATATATTCAAACAAAATTATTCAGCAGAGGCAGAATCGGATGATTTTTTAGCGAAATGTCTGAATGTAGACACACCTAACATAGTTCCTGAAAATATCAACATAGAATTAAATAAATTTTCATTAACAGTGAACCAATGGAACCCATCACCAATAAAAGCTATACACACTAATATACCAGCAGCAATGCCCATTGTTTTCTTTGATGAATATTTATCATCTAGTTTATCTTCTTGCAAAATATCGTTTACAAATTTACCCATTACTCTTTTTTATTTTTATCAGGATCTTTTTTCTTTTTCTTTTCTTCTAAAAGTTTCTTAAGTTCCTTAAGTTGATTTCTACAATCATCATTGATTGTATTCTGTTGCGTTCTCATACTATCAATTTCATGTTTAATAGTATCAGCTTCTATTTTTTGTGTTTGTTGTGTATTGATTTGTGCATTAGTCATCATCGTTATGATTAGCAATGTAATCATTAACAAGCCGATAATATTCTTGTAAGTCTTCTTGTAAGTCATTTTGTCCTTTTTTAATATATTCAATATCATTTTTAATGACACCTAAATTTGTCTCTTCTAATTGTTTTTCTAACTTATCTACTTTAGTAGTCAAATAATCTACTTCATATTTCATCGAATACCATGTTCCTAATAAGCCAGCTATAAATATACTAACTTTAATAACATCCGATAAATTTACCTTTGTCTGCATAATTATCATTTTTATTCTAGATATCCTGGCATTTTGATAACATTTAATTCAATCATATCAAGTTTAGATTGAGTTAATTTCTTTTTGCCTTTTACAAAATCTAACATAAATACTCCAACTGTATTTTTATTAAGATCAAATATTGCCCAAATATAATGAGATTGAACACCAGCTTCAGATAAATTATATTTACATAATGATTCTGGATAGTCCTCCTCAACATCATAAAATTTTAATCTTCTTTCTGGAAGTAATTTTGATAAAGTACTATTACACGCTGATACAGGTAACCCTTGTCTCATCGGTAAAATTCTTTCTATACCTTTGCCAACAACCTCATAGGTATTTGACATTTTTTGCATTGATTTGCCGGTATAAAATTCACCACCATTATGAAATTGATAAAGAGCCGCTCTATCTGCACCAGATTTTATTCGTAAATCTTCGATTTTAGATAAAAGTTCTGTATCTACCTCGACAGCAGCTTGAACTGGATCAATTTCCTTTTCTTTATTTTTTCCATGCAAATGGTTTCGGTACCAAACCGCAGCTAATGTTGTTATTGCTGTTATTAACGCAGTAATAACAGATACCCATATTTCCATATTTAGTAGTTTCTTTTTATTATATATCTATTAGGTAGAAGTGTATATATCAATCCAAGACAACAAGATGGATAGTAGAATTGTCAGATTCTAACTTCATATCGATATATTGAAGAAGAGAATTAACTGTTTCGCCAAACGTAGGTACGAATTCAGGTTCAGATGATTCGTAATAATGTAATTGAGAAATTAAATCTCGAGATGAAATTTCTATAAAAGGAACTGGATTCCATTTATTATACTTCCAAAATTTTATATGTAATAAAAGCCTTTGTATA